TGTTTTTTCATAGCCATTTTATACTCCTTTTTTTGTGTTTTTAAAACTTATTTTTGCTGATCTTTTAATTTAGCAGCTAAAATTGTCTTTTCTATTGAAGTATTTGCTCTTAATTTAGCTAAATCTTCGTTTTGTTTAAGTTTATCATCTTGAGTTGACTGATTCATCATCGTTTTCATCTTATCAAGATTGATTCTGTCCTTACCTTCTACTTCTTTTCTGTAATTTTCTTGTGCTCTAAGGTCTAATTCTCTAGATCTTAACATTGCAATAGGATCAGTGGATAACATTGAAGTAATTTGTTGTTCTTCTTTTAAAAATTCTTCCATTGCATCAGCAATTAGTTGTGCTTTTCTAGCTTCAATTTTTTCTCCAAGCATTTTTGCTTGAATTTGCATTTGTTGTGCAATTTGTGGGTTCTGTTGTCCCATTTGTTGTATTTGTTGACCCATTTGTTGCAACTGTTGCATTTCATTTCTAAATTCAATTTCAGTTTGTTCTTGTGACATAACAGAAATATGTTCAAAAATATTTTTTTCTAATGCTGCCATTAATGGTGGAGCATTTCTTGCCATATTAGTAGACATAAAACTTAAATGCGCCGTAATGTGAGCTCTATGATCTTGTCCAGGAAAGGCTTGGAACGGTTGTCCTGCTAAAGCCGCAATATGTTCTAAAGCAGGATCCTTTGGTTGTGGTTGTTGTGGTTTATTTAAAATTTTATCAATATCTTTTATACCTAATGCTTCATACATGGATCTATATACTTCATACATGTTATGAATTTGTGGATTAGACATTGCTAATTGTAATTCTGTTTGTGCAATAGATATTCTTTGTGTTTGTGAAAATATATCTGGATCAGCAACTGGGATAATATCTACTTTATCATCAAAATCTGTTTGTTTAATTGTTCTCTCTCCACCAACAACATTATAAGGATATTCTGGAGGTAAGTATAAAGCAAAAACTTTTGCTAATAATTTAAATTCTTGTTTCATTGATGCATAAATTCTTTTGTGAATTGCTGACATCGTTCTACTTCCTCTTTCTAATAAGGCTACGGTTGTTCCTACTGCTGCTTGTTGATTTCCATCCCCAACAGCTAAATCTGTAGTAGAAGCAAAACGTTGACCTGCTTGAACTACGACACCCATAAGAGCAAGTAAAGTTTGAGAAGGTTCTTTATAAGGTAGTGTCATAAAAGAATCTCTTAAATTACCACTTGGAGCATCTACATCTCTCCATTCACCTGGTTGAATAGATTGAGCATCATCTCTAATTCTAATTCCTCTTTGTTTAAATCCCGCTGGTAAATTAGATAATGTTCCTGCATCTAATAACTGTCTTAATGCTGATGTAGCAGTTCTAGATAAACCACCAATCATTTGAATTAAACCAAATCCATAGAAACCGAATCCTGGTAAAAATTTAAAGTGAACAAAATATTGTTTCTTTTCTTTTTTAGCATCTTGAGCATCCCAATTTCTTTTAACAGATAAAACTTCTTTAGACCCTTCTTCAAGAGTTACAATGTAAGGAAGTTTAATACCTGTGGGCTCACCATCTTGATCTTTATCTTCAAAACCTTCTAAATCTAAATTAACATGACATTCTAATAATGTAAAAACCTCATCGCTATATTCACTTTTTGTAATTCCTTCTAATTGTTTTTCTTTATCCTTAACATCATTTGTACTTGTGCCATCATCCGCAGGTAATAATTCTATGTCTCTGTAAAAACCATTTACTTGTTGTTTTCTTAAATCATTTGCCGATACTTTTAATACATGAATAATTGCTTCAGCATCTTCTAATGATGTTGCTGAATAAGGAACAACTAAATCTTCTGCTGGAATAAATTGAGAAACTGCTCTTCCTAATGTTTCATCATAGTAAACTTTTTTAAATGTAGATCCTGATAATGGTAAATAAAATAACATTTGATCAAACTCTGGTTCATATTCTTTCATGACATCCATAATTTGATAGTTCATAAATTCTTTAACTCTTTCAGCTTGTTGTTCTGTATCTGGAGTTGATGCTCCAATAACTTGAGTTCTAACTGGTCCTTCAGCTGGTAATAATTCTTTATAAGCTAATGCTTGAAATTGTGTAACTGCTTCTGCAAGAACTGGATGTGTTGCACCAGATGCACCTTGAAATGGTTCTGTACGTTGTTCGTATTTAAATCCTAATAAATCTAAACCTTGTGTATAAGCTTGTTCCCAATCTTTTCTTGAACTTTTATAATCTTCATAGTTTTGAGAAAGTTCTGTTCCAAGTAAATTAAGATCATTTTCATCTATAAATTCTGCAAGGTTAGCTCCATGTTCTAAAGCTTCTCCTTCCATTTTTGCTTTTGGATCAAAGTTTATATCAACACTACCATCTTCATTTTCGGTAACTTCTGTAGGGCTAGATGAAACTGTTTCTGTTTCAGATACGACCTGTTCTATCTCCTGTTCAGGGGTTAAAGAACTACCTATGTTTGGGATTAGACCCTTGTCTATTTCTGCCATTTATTGTTTTCTCCGATTTTATTGTTCTAACAGTATTATAATCAATATTCAAGCCTTGTGGGTTTGGTCCTCTTTTAGGAGGTACTGTTAATGTTAGTCTTTTATTTAATTTCATCAAATAACCCTTCATCTTTCATTATGTCATAGTCAATCTCTGGATCTGGGTATCTGTTTACAATATCTTCATAAGGGTTTTCTTCTATAAATTTTCTTGCTCCAGCTCTTTGTTCAACTATTTTTGGATCTATTTTTTTTCCTGTTGCAATTTTTTCAATTCTTTCAATATCACTTATTGCATCTTTAACAGACATACTTTCATATTCTAATTCAAAATCCCCAGGTTCATATGCAGGACGTGGTCTAGTTTCCATTACAATAAATTCTCCAGGTTCATTTATTGCTTTACCAGTTTCTAGATCAATATCTGTTTTTGGAGGTCTGTAATGTAAATCAAATGGACTATCAAATGAACCCCCATAAACATCCGCTTCAATATGAATTGCACCATTTGGATATTTAGTCATTGTAATTATCTCTGATTCTTTTTTACCTGGAATAGCAACTTCTATTTTTTTAACTGTTCTTATATCTTCAACTCTTGTTGCCTTAGGAGATATATCAATTCCTTCTTTTTCTATTCTTGCTACTAGCGACGGGAACCATTCTGGCATTCCATCTACTTTAGGTAAAAGTTTTGCAACTTGAGCAGCTTTTTTAGTTCCTTTAAAAGATTTTATTAATTCAGGTGCCGCCGCTATTCCAGTCAATAATCCTAAAAATCCTCTTCTTCCCATCTTTGGTCCTCCACCTTCTGCAAATCCTTCTCTCATACTATCATCAGGAGATTGGATAGGAGTTTCAAAAGGAACCGGTTGATCTTTTATTTTTTCACTGGCAGTTAAATTTTTAAAAATTATTTTATTCTCATCTGATAATTCATCATAAAAATCATATCCAAGAATAGATTGTAATTGTTCTTGTGCTGCTGTTTCAAATGTATATTTATTTTGTTCTGGTGCGTTAATGTTTCTTTTAAAAATTTCATTCTTAACAGCGTTTCCTACATTTAAATAATCTGTTCTTATATTTTGATATTTTGGATTATTTATAATTTGATTTAAATCATTCTGTTGTTTTTTTAATTGATTTATATAATCTGGATCATAACTTTCCGGGGCTGCATTAGGGTCTTGTGTAGCAGATTCTGCTCTTTGTAGTTTTGTATTAATATCTTGTAGTTGATAATATTTATCTTTAAATTCTAAAATTCTATCTAAAGATGCTTGGTTTTCTTTTCCTATTTTTCCTCTCACATCTTCTATAGTTCCTTCTGTTCTCATTTTTTCAAAACCTAAAGGATCTCCTACCAATGTTGTTAAATCTGCAAGGCTAGCTATTTTTCTAACTCCCTCTCTGTAGTTTCCAGATGTAAATTGTTCCAATGCTGAATTAAGAGCTACTAATGGACCTAAAGTTCTACCTGCAACTCCTTTTCCAAAACCAATAACTTCTTCTGCCAATCCTGCTCCAAGTTTAGTAGCATTTTTAAATTTATTAAGAGCGGATGCTTTTTGCAAATCTGTTCCAGTTTCTAATTTTTCAGTTTCTTTAATAATGTTTTCAGCTAAACATTCTGTATCAACTTTTCCACCTACGCTTCTTCTACAAACTACTCCTGCAGTTCTGAAAGCTTTAACTTCTTCTGGATTATTATTAAGATAGTTAGTTAAATCAGTTACTGATATTTTTTCTTTTGCAATAGCCTGGGGTGTTCTTAATTTTCTTTCTTTTAATAAAACATCTTCAGCTAACTTAACTTCATCTTCAGCTAACTTATCTATGTCTTTTGTGTAATTATATCCAATTTTATTTAATTGTTTAGAAACATTTTCAGGGGAATAATATTGCGCTGTATTTTTTAATACACCTTTTTCTGCTTGTGATTCTAAGTTTCTTAATGCACCTGCTGCTTGATTTGTTCTTGCAGTTAATATTCTTAAATTATTAAAAGGATCTTTTTCTACACCTTTAATATGATCAATATCATATACATCTGTTTTTTTATAACCAGCTCCTTTTTCATAAGCTTCTTGCATTAATTGATTAAATGGAACTTTTTCTTTTGTAATAGGATGAATAACT